GCCGTTTGAATCGCCTACAAGAAGGCCTGATGAGCCGCGCTGCCCAGAGATAACTATCTTAGTTGATAGCGGTGGGGTTCCTGAAGCCTGAGCGTTTAAAAAAGCGTCAGTAGACTGCGAAATAGCAGAGTCTAAAGATGTGGACGAATACACGGTTCCTTGCGTCCAATCAGCGGCTGTGTCTGGATCGGCAAAGGCTTTGTCAGAATAGTAGCTGGTTCTAGTTAATGTCTGACCAGGAACAGGGAAAGCTCCTAAAATCCTTTTATGATTTCCTTGGCCGTCCGTTCTTGCTGTGTAGTAGTATTCTATATCCTCTGTAGCGCTAGTTATTTTAGCGGTAGCTTCAGTATCAAAAGCGTTGAAATAAAGGTTAGGAGTTGTGTCCAGCAATACTTTTCCAGAAAGCGCTGGCAAAACAATATTGTTTGTACCGAGCATATCGCTCGTGAATATCCACGTCCCCGAATTAGTATTGTTTATATCGTTGGAAGTGGGACCCCCATGTGCAGCAGGGTTGCTGTTATTAACAAACCCAATCGAACGCATGCTTGTACCAAGGACAAAAGAATTATTCTTCGTTACCGCTGGACCAGAGTTAAAACCATTCCAGTTCATAGCGTTCTGGATATATGGTGACCCCATGACAACGCCCCCTAGAAATTTTGTGTCTCCAAGAAGAACTGATCCGCTGACATTAAGGGCCTTAGCATCTATGACGCCTTCAAAAATGGTGTCGTTAGACTGAATTAATCCAGTTCTTTTTAACCTGATTATCTCATCGCCGTAGTTGTACAAAAGAAAAGCGTATTGATCAGAAGCGCTTTTAACAAAATAAATACCCTCCAGCGATGAGTATGTTTCGTTTAATGAATTGTTAGTTTGCCCGTGAATAAAACTTCTGAAACTAGAGGTGTTTAAAGACCTGACGTATGAGAGTGTGCTGATGTCATAAGCTGTAGAAAGATTATACTGATGAATATTGTTGTATGTTGTAGTTACATAAACTACAGACCCATCAGAGTTAAAATCTAATCCTCTTGCGTTTCGATCGACGGTCGAAAATGTTATGTCTTTAGAAGAATTGTAAGTAGCGGTGCTCAAATCCCACGCAGTCGTTAGATCCCATACCCTACATCTTGGTGATGCATCGTTGTCTCCGTCGAGAACGTAAAGGGTTTGTCCGTCTGGAGTAAACCTTAAAGCGGAGGGGTTCCCGTCTTGGGACCCAATGTATAACCTATCGGTTGCCGCTGTTGATATAGTGGATGCATCCCAGGCTGTGGTAGCTGTGTACTCCTGAATTTCATCGCGCTGGGCTCCAACAATAAAGAATTTTTTTCCGTAAGTCGATGAGTCGTTTGCATCATCAGCTATGTGAATTCCATATAGGATTCCCTCAAAACCCCCGCCCCCAATAGAAGATGAACCAGCCAGGTTCACATCAACAATATTAGCAACTGTAGCGCTTTGAAGATCCCAAGCCGTAGCAAGAGGAATCTCATGGATATCGTCTACCCCGTTTCCGACGACGTAGCATTTAGTTCCGTCAGGTTTAAAATACAAATCTCTTGGGTGGCCTTCGCCTAAAGAAAGATTTAAAGAGCTGTCATCCGCAGCGGAAGTGTCTACTCCAAACTCTCTGTACCCTGGCCTCCATGACCTAATGTCGTCAGAGTCAAGAGTTGTAACTAATCCATCAATCCCTACATCGCCTGGCTCCCACTGACTAGCGGTGTTATCCCATACCAACGCCTGGCCGTCTGCTGGGGCTACGGTAGTCGTGTCTACGTCAGACAAGTCTGTGATGCCAGAATTTCCTACATCCCCTGAAGGGCCCTGAGATCCTGTAGCACCTACGGGACCTTGGATGCCGATGCCTAAAGGTCCAGCTTCACCCTGAAGGCCTTGAGGACCCTGGGGTCCAATGTCACCTTGAGGGCCAGTAGGCCCAGCCACAATAGAATCAGCACCTTGCGGTCCTTGAGGGCCAGTAGCCCCTTGAGGGCCCTGAGGACCTGTTGGTCCAGCAACAGTGGAATCAGCACCTTGCGGTCCTTGTGGGCCCTGAGGGCCTACAACTCCTTGAGGTCCAGCCACAGTAGAGTCAGCGCCAGTATCACCTTTATCACCTTTATCTCCTTTCAGCCCTTGAACACCCTGAGAACCTGTTGAACCGACTTGCCCTGCAGGTCCCTGTGAACCACTAGCACCCTGTTCACCCTGTGGGCCTTGTGGTCCCTGAGGGCCAGCAACCGTGGATGCAGCACCTGTGGGTCCTGTAAGGTCAGAAGTAACAAATGATGTTCCGTCAGTATAGTTTATCGTGAATGTACCATCACCATTATCTATAGTTGATAGGACTCCAATCCCAGTATTTCCTTTTTCACCTTGAGGTCCCTTTCTCTCCAGGTTGACAGTAATTTTCGCCATTATACAGCCGTTGAGATATCTTCTTTAACCGTAAAGTTTCCTCTTAGTATAGTTGTCACCTTAGAGAAGCCATTAACATCAACCTTATACTGGAGGTCATAAACAAACCTCCCCACAGGAAGTCTGGATGTAGAGTCAGCGGTAGACTTTAAAACCACATTACCCAGATCATCCATCTCTTCAAAAATAAAGATTGGAGATTCAGCCTCCTTTCTTTCAGATACGCCTTTGGTTTCAGACTCCTTTAAAGCAGAGGCTGCAATCATGGTTCGTTTTTGTTGATTCAATGAAGGATTACTACTTTTAGCGTTAGGTGTTTTTACTTGAATAATAAATTCATAACCACCAGATAATAAAAGAAGGTCAACCCCTTCGCTGTCTTTAAGGTTTAGAAACAACTCAAAAGAGTCACCTCTCTTGCAGGAAATATCTAACTTCTCTGAAACGTCTAAATTTGCTTTCTTAGCCATATTAAATGAGTGGTTGTTGAGGTGGTTGCTGTGACGTCATTGGCATCATAGGGGTGACTGGTTCTTGTATCTCTCCTCGATTTCCGTCCCTCTGAGAGATTAACTTACTTTGCTCTGCAGATTGCTTTTTAACTCGCTTGTCTTTTCTGTCTTCTTTTAAAACCTCAAGCTTCTCTTTGAATTCCTGATCATCAGATCGAATACCAAGCAAGGCCTGAGCTTTAATCATTTCGATCTCTTTCCTGAACCCGTGCTTTACTTGCTCCAACTGAGCCTCTAATTGAGATTCGAGCTGCATCTTCTGAGAATCAATCTGAGCCTGCATCTGCATCTCTTGCTGTCTTGCTTGTGAAGTTGCCATAGCTGATTGCTGCTGAATCTGAGCTTGTTGCTGAGAGTTCTGCATAGCGATCTGTTGATTAGCAGCGATACGCTTCTTTCTACGAACTATGAGAAGCCTCTCGGCTTGATTCACATCCTTCATGTTTCGAATGGCAATTGCATCCTCTATGTCTATCTCTTTCTGCTGAAGAGATATTTGAATGTTTTGCTCTAGGTAAGACCTATCCTTATCCTCCATTTCTTTCACGACCTGAACCCCAAAGTTGTACATAGGGAGATCGCTAAAAGACGATATGACTGACATATTCTCCTGACCTACAGCATTGCTGTAAGCATTAAATATAACAGAATCTGGAGGTAATATCTGAAGGCACTTTACCACATCCTCACAGACCTTCTTGTAAAGAACCATCGAGGCGTTTGTAATGTCATATATAGCATTGTTGCCTGCAGCGATTGCATTCTGCTGGACACCAACTAATGTATCGCCCTTCGGAGTGGAAGAGTCCATCATTTCATTCACCCCAGTCGCATCACGAATCATGCGCAAGTAGTGATTATAAAGACCGATGAGCTCGTTTATGTTTCTGATAGTGTTGCCTATCTCTCTTACTGGAGGGTTCTGGAAACCGCCCTCTGGATTCTTGCTCCTGTAGTAGAACACACCAGTCTGTTCGTAGATGTCATGCAGGTCTAATGGCTCAAGCTCACCACCCTTCCCTAGCTGCACGTTCTCTAAACCCTCTATATCAATGATTAGACCATCTGGCTTAGCCTTAGCTATAGCCTGCTGAATCTTCAGATGAGTCAACTGGAGCATGTCTGCAAATCCAGTACAGCTATCCACCATCGACTTCGGCATCATATTCCGAATATTAGTGGATACAACAGAGTAGGACATCCTAGACTTCGATATGTCCTGGAGATTCTTAGGCGTGTTTTTGGTTCTTCCGTAATTGAATATCTTATTACAACCTAGAACAAAGCTACCCCCGTAGATAGTGGACACCTCCATTTTGTGAGGGTTTCTCTCGTACACACTCCCCTGCTTAGGTGTGTACTCGAATCCCTTCATGAACATATTGGTGTTACCAAACCTGTTCTCTTTTTCCTCGAAGTATATGCAATCTACCGAGACAAACTCAAAGTCAAGTACGTCAACCATGTACTCATCGTACCCGTACTCATTTCGCTGAAGTTTATTGTTGTAGCTAGATGAGTTTAAGTAAGCGGAATTATTGCCATTCTTATTTCTTACGTTAGTAGCTATATCCTTGAATTCACTCTCCTCAAACTCTCCAGCAGAAATTCTCTTTAGCTCCTGTATGGATATTCTCTTTATGTGACCTGCATAAATTAGGTCGTTGAAGTTAGGGTCCTCAGTGTAGCTGTGTATGAAGCTTACGGGATCAACATACTCGGTCTTAATACCTTCATTAGGATCATTGCTTCTCTTAGTGATGGCCATGCCTAAAGCCACGAGGTCGTTAACGCATCTCCTAAATATACTATCGTTAAAGTCATTCCAAGAGAGCGTCATGTTAGTGGCTATCTGAGCGGCCACCTCTGCATCAGTCTTTATGTTAGCCCCTAAGAATATCTCTGTCTCCTCCTCTGAGTCTGGAAGCTTTTCTGGGTCAACATCCATGACCAAACCCGTCTTCTGCTTAAGCTCCATGAGCTGCTTCTTAGCAGCTACTTGCATCTCAATCCTCTTCTTATTTCTGTTTTTCTCAGATGAAGAAAGCGGATCAACTGCCTCTAAGTTAGGGTATGGGTTTTTCGAAAGTATCTTATTGACAACCACTCGAACAAACTTAGGGAGTATAGGTACTGGGGTGTAATCCAAGTTAAGTAGACCACCGTCACCATCATTTGGGTCCAATGACCTGAGAAGCTTCTTGTATATGTTAGTGTCTTGTACGCCATTGGCGTAATCCCTGCTTCTCTCAAAAGTTGCCGTTCGTTTCCCGTGTATGGAGTTTGCTTCGTCGCTTTTCCCCCATTGAGATTCTATCGCCTTAGCATACTGCAAACCATATTCATTGCTTTCCTTCTTCGAAGTTTCCGCCAACGGATCTGGAAAAGAAGTTCCCTTCTTCTTGCTGTATTGATTATTCATGTTTCTATTGCAATGTATGCGTATTTTGCAAATATAATAAATCCGTATTAGACCTTATATCTCCTGAAAAAGCGCTTGTCAGAGAAGCTGGATTTAAGTTTCTCCTTTTTCACTTTTTGAGCAGCCAGTAAAGCCAACCCAGAGCTGATGGTTAAGTCAAACTTAGTTCGCTTGTCTATCTTGTAGCCAATCCAATCTTCTAGGGTTCGGTTAAAATACATCTTTCCGATTTCTCCAGTCTCTATGTTTACACCAACATGATCATGAATATAAGTTTCTATAGCGTGAGCATGCGACTGTATGACATCCTGTGAGTTAGACGGTATACCTTTTGTCCTTACACTTACTGATGAGTTCCCTGTCTTCAGGTGATCGGGTCTATCCATGAGGTAACCATCGTAACCCCTTGATTCAAAGTACCTTGCAATACCGTACTTATTGTTCTCTATAAGTAAAGGATACCCGTAAAAGAAAGCACACATCAAGACATCCTCGTAGAATATACTGGCAAGGTCTGGACGTGATGCATACTCAGCTACGAACATATTGGGAGGTGCATCCATGCTAAACTTATTGTACATATGAAGAGCGCCTTTCGATCCCCTACCATCAACCGTAGAGTCTAAGTCGTAAGAGTCAACACCTCCACAACCTATGTGAGCGTTAGGCGGAATAGGCTTACCCCTATTGTCAGACCTTTTATTCTTCAAATGATCTGGTGGAAGCCAGGCAACCCTGAATCTGCCATTAGGGTCTGGAGAGAAGGCTACCTCCTCGTCTTTTTTTCTCCATATGAAGTTACCCTGTATTACTGGGTTAGGGTATAGATCATCGTTGCTTTCTATTTGCTGATATATCTTACCTATATTAAATAGGCTTCCTTCGATGCTATCTCTAAAAGCCTCATCCTCTGTGAATGGAAACTGCCTAATTATCTCGTTGAGTTCAGATGGATCATCCTTGAATGACTTGCGCTCATTTTTCAAGTATGTCTTACTCCCTTGGTCTATTAGGTCTCCATCTATACCATATATGTCTACGCTTTGAGAAGGATCCTCAACAACAGCATTACCGTAAGCGTCAAAGAACCCCTCTAAAGCCTCGTAAGCTGGTATAAAAATTCTGTAAAGCCCAGACCTGGTCCTTCCGTTATTATTCCTTTCTGAGGCGTCAGAATCGGCCCAAAGGCCCTTGTACTCATCCCCTCCCTTGCTCATTGGATTAACTGTACTACCAACGAGCGCCTTACCTATGATCTTCTTACCTACAATGAGACAGGTTCTTTCGATCCTCCATGCTTCCCTAATGTCAGTAGGTTTCTCCCACTTGCCAGCCTCATCGAGGTAAAGCATGTGCAGCTTCTCACCGTCATATGCATTATTAGTGGTGTTCTTCCAGTTTATAACAGAATTCAGTGCATCCCCACGCTGAGAGGTCTTATTGTTCTTTGTGATACGCTTAGATGGCTCACGAAACGCCAGCTCCATACGGGGGTTTGTGGTACCGTCCTGGATTGGCTTGAAGAAGAATGGGTAGCTACGAAATATCGCAACTACCTTCTTCATGAATATGTTCTCCTGCGAGTCCTTACCAGTCTTCGACTGTATCCCAAGAAGCTTCTCTTTAACTTGCGTAGCTTCATCAACGAGTACAGCAGAGCATATATTAGTGTAGCCAGAACGACGGCACTTAGTATAAAGCTGACCGAAACAACGAGGATCAGCTTCACAAGCAGCCATGTGCGTAAAGATTTCTCTTTGGAAATTAAGGTATGATGGGTATCCGATATCAATTTTAGACCATTGTAGAAACATATAGTGTCTCCCTGTAATATACGTAGGCTCCCCATTATTGTAAAACCAAACACCGTCACGCCTACGCTGAAACTCCTGTTCGATGTAAGAACGAAACTTGTTCCGAAACTCGGCAGGCTTTTCGAGCCACTCATCCATGCTGCGTATCCTTTGCAGTTCTTGGGGCATAGGAATGCGCTCCCACATCTGCAGCTTTTTTGCTTTGTCATGGAAGAGGATTTCAGATCGCTTCGGTTTCTTTGGTAGTATAACGAGTAACCCGTGGAGCTCGACATGCTCTCCCTCTGCACCGTTAGGGTCGATCTTAATCCCTTTATCTTCATATCCTTCTATATCAATTAAATTCATTATAAATAGGAAATTTAATCCCAACGGTGTTTTGCATCATTCTAAAAGCTTCAATATACCTTGATATATTACCTTCACTGTGAAGGGCATCCTCTTGAAGCCCGTAATCAAGGTATCTACGTTGCAAATCAAGGAAGCAGTAAACGCCAGGGATTGAAATCTCTGCAAGCTTAATTCCTTTTGAATGAAAAAAAACAGAGAGATAAAAATCGTCAGACAAAACAACGCACTTGTGGTCTGGGAGCGTTTTATAAAAGTCACCAAGACCATCAATGTCCTCAGCGCTAACACAAACGCCAGCAAAGCCTTCAATGATTTGATAATTATTAATAATCCTTTCGTTATGGTATCCGATGATCTGTTTGTCATTTATTGATTTAATAATTGAAAAACAAGAAGCGGAAACTGCTAAATTCAAGTCAGAGCAAAACATCATTGATTCTATCATCCTTTCTGGATACTCAATGTCATCGTCAATGTATATGTATTTAGAGGCTTTAATACCCTCTTTCTTACAGTATGATGGAGTTGGTACAATCTTGGTTCCAGGCCCAAGGTCCTTTTCTATAACGTTTAAGGAGACCTTTTCCTTTATGAAAGACGGGACATCATAACTCTCTTCACCCCTGTATTTTTTAGGTATGTTTAAAAGAAAAACATCAGGGGGAACAGATTGATTAAGTAT